GCCCATTCCAAACATCGAATGTACATTACCGTCATTACCAACATCATCAAACGCGGTAATATCTTAAAATGAAGTATTTTTTCCATGGTCACAGTCATGTTTTTCTCCTAGTTTTAGAACCCATCTGACAATCCTTTGAGGATGTCTTTTAGGCTGACCTTCTCTTTCGCGTTGGGTTGGTAAAGGCATTCAAACTGCTTGGGGCACTCGCGGAAACTAAGCGTCGGGTAGTGATAGCCTAGCGTTCCGTTTTTGCCGGAATATAAGCACACAAGCTCGTCATTGTTATCTACATACTTCCATAAGTTGCAGGTGACATACTCAGGGTTGAGCAGCGAGTTTGCAAGAATTAAGGGAATTAAAGTATTCATACTACCAGAGCCACCAGATACATACCGCCACCGAGAATCCCGATGATTAATATAGATAAACAGAGAATAGCCATATTGTTTTGAATCTGGCGTTTGGCCTCGTCTTGCGCGAAGGCTGTTTTTTCTCTTTCAGCCCTGATTTCACGGCGCATCCCCAGCATTTCATCGTAAGTTCCAAATCCAAATCTGAGGTCAAGCATGTTCTTGATTTCGATTTCTCGCTCTTTCAGAGTCTTCTTATGGATGAGTATCTGAAGGGCTTCTTCCTCTATAGATTGTCCTTGTGTGGCACGTTCAAAAAAAGTAGGATTTTTGCGCTGGGCTTCCGCTCTATTGATGTCAGCACAAGCAGAATACCACGACCCAAGCTGCTTAGAAACGCCCTCTAAATCTTTTGCATGTCCAATAATTTTACGGAAACTGGAATATGCCGCGCTGGCGATAGTAAAGGCGCTCACTGGATCGATCACGGCCTTACTCCAATCATCCCATTTTGGTCAGGATCGCAATCAACATTAAAATGGTTGCGCCAGAAGCCGACAGCAGAATGGCTTCAATGCGCTTAATCCGGTTAAATACCTCCTTGAACTGAATACGAACCTCTGTTTGCAGTGCTATCACATCCTTTTCCAATCCATCTATCCGTAAGTGCGCGGATGACACTGTGCGCTTATCCATTTAAAACGAACCTTCCCAAACGCGCAGTTTGCTAAATTCTCCAGACTGCATTTTCCGACTAACAACTTCTTCCGCAGCTTTGGTATCCGACCAAGCAACGCCCGCCTCCTTAAGCCACCCAGCCATCACAGCGGGGGCCACAAAGCCAACTAGACGGTTTTCGCCTATCACTCCGCCGTTTATGCTCTTGGCCGCCTGTGCGTCCTTGAGCATCCCGCTAACGTCGTGACGCCGCTTGATGACCATGTGGTCATGCTCAAAATCGATTTTCTCAAAAATCTTGGCCATTAAGATTTCTTTCGCTTGGCCTTTGGTGCTTCTTTGACAGGAGCATCGCCAAGAACTTTTATCGCGTCTGGTCGCACCATCATAAACTTTTCAATTTCGGCCTCGTCCATTATCGCAATGGTATCCCTTACCAGCTTGCCTTGGCTTGTGTGAATTTTATGCGCAGTGATTAAAACTTGTTTCATGTTTTTTCCCTTATTTAAGAAAGGGGGCAGTTTCCCGCCCCCTCATTTTTAATACAAGATCAGGTAAATGTGTTGTCGTAGATTGCTCCCGACGCTTTTTCATTTTTGCTGCAAAGTGCAAGCTCTGTGAGAACCTGCCGGGTGGTTGCGTCCCCGGTTTTCGCAAGCTCAACGTTACGCGTTGGTCGCAGAACTGCGCATTCCCACATATCGTCTTGAAGGATGAATACATCGCGCGAACGGTTCTCCCGCGATGGCTGGAAAGTCACTTGTCCCCACGGTGTAAGATATACTGCCAAATTATTGACAACCGTGGCGTCTTCGCCAACAACGTTGGCACGCTGATTGTTGTTCCCCGTAAACCCGAGTGCAACATTCATTTGGAATGAGCTTAGGTAACAGGTATTTGGCTTGCCGCCTTCATCCCAAATTGACTGCATAACGTCGTCAAACTTGACTTGTGTAAACGCAGTTGGTGTGCCGTCGTCTGTACGTGAGTTTGTCCCGTCTCCGGTTGCCGCTGCGCCGCCGTTTCCGTTTTGGAAATTAACGTTAGTGATTAGCCAAGATGGAACGCCGCCTGTCTTACGAGCCAAAACGTTTGACCCGCCGACATTTCCTTGGTTAGCGAAAAGGCTCAATTCTATGTCTAATTTTTGCTCTTTGGCTATGAGTAATGTCTGGTATGCCATTTCCTTCGCACGACCCGCAGAATCTACAGCCTCGTCGGTGTCTGAAATGACAACGGCATTTTTGTAAATCTGTGTGCGCGCACCAAGACGAACAGTTGGCGTCACAGCGTCAGCGTCAGTGTTTGACCCTTCGATATGCGCGTTTACTTGGCTATTTCTGAGGGCTTGTGTTTGCCATTCAACCAACGTGTTTTTCGCTGATGTTTTTCCGCATTTGCTGTAAAACGGGGTGGCTGAGGGGTCAACATTATAAATAATGTTGCTTAAATCCTCTCTAATGCCGATGGCATCGTAAGTGTCGAATAGATTTGTTGGGGAAGCCATGTTGTGATCCTTTAAGGTTTAAGCATGAGAGCGACCGCATCTGCGTCACCCCCAAATTCTTGCAATCGTTTGTGTTGTTTTTTGCGAGTGGCAGACTGCGCGTCGGGCCGCTTTTTACCGCCAGCTTTTACAACAGGTCGCTTGCCGTCGCCTTTCGCTTGGGTTTGCTGCTTGTTGCGCACCAATTCGCGATACTTACGCGCGTCGTTCAACGCCCGCACATATCGCGCATCTGCAACACCGGCTAATTCAGCAGGTGTAAACCCGTAAAATTGGCCAGTTTCCATGATACCAGATTTGAGCTTTTCGCCCTTTTCTGGATCAGCGATTTCAGGCAAATACTTTTTCAGCACATCCGCTTGCTCCGCAAGGTAGGCTTGGTGGGCCGCTTGATTGGTTTGCGCTTGTTGCTGGTGCATTGCCTGTAATTGGTGCATTTTCTGGTTGTATTGGCCCTGTTCCTTGTCGAACTTGATTTTGGCTTCCATATACCCAATCGGGTCTTCGGAGTAGCCTTCATCTGACGGAGGAACGGGGGCTTGTAAGCCGCCTTGCTGTGCCTGCTGATAGAGCGCAAGCACTTTTTGCTGCTGTTGAGCTAATGCCTGAGCCTGCTGCTGGTTTCGTTTTTCCAGCGCTGCGTTTTCCTGCATTTTCTGATTGATGTAGCCCTGACCCGCAGCAGATTGCTTTAACTGATCCAGTGTCCAATTTTCGTCTTTGCCGTTAATTTTAACGGGGAATAAATTGGTGTCTTCAGTGGCCTCTACTTGGTCTTCGTCATCAATTTCGGCGTCGGCGTAGTCGTCGCCATCGTCGGACGCCTCAACGTCATCATAGCTCTCGTCTGCGGCCTCAACCAATTCGCGCTCAACGTCTTGAGTTGGCTCGGTTGATGCTTCCGCTGCTTCGCTCTGATTGTCTTCTGTGGCCTCCGGGGCCACCATTGCCGCAATGGCTTCGTCTAGGCTAGTCGCTTCCACGGTGCTAGTTCCTTCGTTTGCGATCTAAAATGGCCTCTGCTGCAATTGCAGCGTCGAGAGTACCACTGATCTGATTTAACGCTCGCAACATTGCGTGCGCTTCCTCGCGGACTTCTACGTCAGAAGCCGCGCTGTTTGCGAAAACCGTCATCTGGTCGTCGCGAACCTTTGTGATAAACGTTTGGAACGCCTCATCATTCTTTAACCGCTTGGCGTCGTCTGCCAATATGCGGATGTCCTCTTTCATTGCGAAGTTCCCGTGGCAATTCCGCCAATCATTCGCATTTTATCCTGTTCAGCCTCAACACGCGCTACGTCGACCGACGTATTGTATTGGCCATAAATCTTTGCAGCATCAACCATCAAGTCTTGTGCCATTTGGTCACGTTTCAGGTCATCGCTTGCCGCTGCTTTCTGGGCATCCAATTGCAGGCGCATTGTATCAGATTGCATCTTGGTTTGCGCCTTAATTTGCTCCGCTTGCAGGAACGCCGCGTTTGGATCAGCGGTTTGACCCTGCTGCGCCATTGCTGCCTGCTGCTGCTGCTGCATTTGAAGCATCTGCGTCTCAATTTCAGGCGTAATTGGCGCAAAATAACGGTCTGCATTGCGCACACCCGACGCGGCCAGCACATCCGCCAGCGTATTGCGGATATTCGTTAAACTAACCAAGCCGTTTTGCGGCCCGTATGTTTGGTAAACCGTCATTTGCATTTGCAGTGCCTGATTTAACGCGGCCTGCTTTTCTTCCTCGCGGCCAGTGCCTAATCCGACGTTGATGGAAACGTCCATTTCGGAATCCCAAACGCGGGGATCAACCGGCACAAATTGGCCGTTTAAGCGCATCATTTTTTCTTCGTCAGAGTTTTTCACTATTAGGCGAAGAACAATGCTGAATAAATCTTTCATTCCGTCAGCCAAGTTCCGGGCCATTTGCTCAACCTGCCCAGCAGCGGCCTGAACGGTCGCTTGCACGGCTGCTTTGGTCGTAGATTGCAGCGCGTCGTTGTTAAGCCCCATACTGGCCCTTGTTACCCCCGTCTTTTGCTCTGTGAGCATGTCCATATAGTTTAACGCTGATAATGTTTGGCCCGCAACAAATGGGACGCTTAAATCTTGCACGCTTCCCGGCTGACGCATCCGCACAATCGCGCCAATCTCGTTATTCATCACATCGTCAATATTTACTGCGTTTTCAACAATGCCAATTCGAGGATTATTAGTCATTGCAACATTATCCAAGATGCCACGCAAAATGCTGGTTGCGGCGTCCTGATCGTCTTCAACAATTTCTGCCAAGCTGTGACCATACCAAGAATGCGGCTCTGGGTCGACTTCGAACTTTGCAAACGGGATTTCGTCGCATGGCATGTAATCAAGCAACGTGTAATCCGTGCCGCCTAACATGAATTTATGCAGCGTTGGCACCCCAGCGCCTTCGACGTCCATTCGCATGTATGCTTCCGTAATGCCAACCAGCTTCATTGACGGGTCTTGCTCGTCCTCGTCTGATAAGTCGTCTTCATAGCCCTGACGCTCAAAAACCTCCGCGCCTGACATATCTGTTGAGCCATCAAAAGCGGTCAGATTAACGATTTCTTGGTAGTCAAAACCCATTTCAACCAAATCACCAACGCGCATATCGGTGCGATGCGCCACAACATAAGCGTCCGCCAATGTGCGGGCGTCGCGGTTAATGAAAAACTCCTCTGGCGGAATGCTCTCAATTTCAAGCTGGCCCGTTCGTTTTGTGCGGCTGATTTTAGCAGAATGCGTTGGCATTTCCGTTTCAACGCCCATCTGATCAAGCTCAATAGACATTTCCATTGTGTGCTCGATCACATCTACGTCATCCGCGTCAATGAGAAACGTGTATTCGTCGTCGGTCAGATTGGTGTATGTGAATATTTCAGCTTCCGCGTAATCGGTGTAATACGCCTTCACAATGCCCTGCTTTTTTACAAGCGCATCGTTAATCGCATCGCTCAGAACGCGGTAGCCATTAAGTCGTGTGAACTCATGCTGCACAAAAGACGTGGCCTGCTCGGCCATTGCAACGTCTTCTGGTCCTCGCGGAATAAACTCAACAGGGCGCGCAGTGGACAGAAACACGCGCATTAATGACGGTTTGGCGGCTCTGATCGTGTCGCGAACTTTGGTGGCTACAACCTTGCTTCTGCCGTCTTCATGTCCAATATCAACCTCGCCGTTATAATAACGCTGCGCTTTAATGCGATCTTGGCTGATCTCGCTTTCAACGAAATCAACGGCGCTTTCGACGGCCTCTTGAACAATGCCCTCAATCTCTGTGCGTGTCTTTGGTTCTGGTTGCATTATCCCGTCCTATTCATTTTGCGCATTGTAACATTACGGCTGACTTGCGGCAATTGGCTGTGCCGACGCTGTGGCCTTCCCTGCTAAATACGCTGTTACAGCAGCGCGCAACCGATCCTCTGCGGGCTTTGCTAAATTTCGACCCTGAACAACGCTTTTCATTAAGCGTTCAACATTTGCGGCCTGCAACGCTGCGCCTGTTAGCTCACCAGCCTTGCCAACTCCTGCCACCGACCCTGCAACAGTTCCTGATATTAATGGGTCGCCCGTCACTTGCATTGCAGCGGAAAACGGCACGCCCAAAGTAATGCCAGCAGAAACGACGCCTTTTGGTGAAAACTTGCCGAAAAACCTTGCGGCATTTTCAAGCGTTCCGCCCTCTGAGATTTGCCTAATCTGTTCTACTTCCGCCTGTGACCAGCCGGACTCCTGACCCTTAATAATTCTGCGGGACAATTGCCTGAACTCGGTTCGTATAGCGTTTTCCATTCCAGACTGTGAAAATTGTCCGGCTCGGATGCGTGCCAATTCCATCATTTCTTCAAGCTGGTCAGCCTTCATCGCTCTTGAATACAAGGCGTTTGCAGTTTTAATCTGAGGCGCAATTTCAGCAGTTGAAGCGTCAAAGTCTCTAAGAATGTTGCGCAAAGCGTTTTTCTCAGAGCCTTTGGCGTCGTTTAAACGACCGTTTATCGCCTGCCTTGTGCGCAGTATTTGCGCCCCGGTCATACCTTTGTCAGAATACGCGTCCAATATTTTTAATAAACCGCTTACCTTGCCGTACTCGGGGTCAACCTTGCCACTTGGTAAAATTATTCCTTGTGTGTCTAACTTCTCAAATACGTTGCCATACAAATCGGACGTAACATCTGGTTGCGCGCTTAAACCGTTTTCAATCTGGTCATCATAAATCCTGCCCGCCGTTTCCTTCATTTGTTGCGCAGACAGCGGCCCGCTTGGCATTTTGGTAAATATTTTCTCAGCAGACCTCACAGCGCCAACGCCACCCACAGAACCCAGCAGTTCTGCAATCATTTTTGCGGTCGGATTGTCTGGGAATATTTCTTCAACCGCACCCCCTGCCGCGCCAGATGCGCCAGAAACGGCAGCCTCACTTGCAGCAAACGTTGCGGGCGCTTTTTGCGCTTGCACTCTTACTTGCGACAACACCTCTTTGAATGCGTTTAACGCGGTTGGTGCGGCCTGAATTGCGGCTTTCGGCGCAGCGGCAATCAATCCCAAGGTGGCGGGAATTGATTCCCCGACAACTTCAGTCCCGCCTCTCACTACGCGTTGCGCTGTTGTTTGCGGCCCTTCTCTTGGGATCGCCTGCCCAAAAGACATGCCCTGCAAAAGACCTTTTATGCTTTCCGATCCACCCATTGGGTTATCGCCAACAGGAATGCCCAAACGTTCAACACCTGCGGCCATAATATCAACAGGCGCGCCAGCGCCCCGCGCTAAACCTTCGTAAAACCCGCCTAACGCTTGCTCCGTCATGCCTGTTTCTTTAGGCGTCTTAACGTCGCGGCTTTCAATCTCGCGATTAAACAGCAGGGCGTTTGGTAAGTCTTTCGCTAAAATCGCTTTATCAAAAGCGGATTGCAACTTTTCTGTTGAAAAGTCTTTTATGTTAAACTCAGCCATTTTACCCTCAGTCTAAATAAGTTGTTGCGGGTGCAACCGCGCCAAATATTGGTGTTTCGTCTGACCATTTCCGCAATGCGCCAAGAAAATTCTGGTCAATTCTGCCATTTTCTTTGATGTAATCTTGCGCAAATGCAGATATTTGCATTTT